CATGTTGCGGGAGTACTCTGCCATCTTGTCGTTCTTGACCTCACCTGTCAGGGCCAGTGTGCCGTAGAAGGGAACGTCGATATTCAGGCGTAGGTCGTAGTGATTGTCTTTTGGTTTAAATACTTCGTATCCTTCGCTCGTAAGATACTTGCGTACACGACGCTCGAACTCATCACCTTCTGCTTTCTTGGCTTTCCAATCTGCGTAACGTGGGCGGTGTTCATATGCTGGTGGGTTAGTTTGAGGATTGTACATTTTAGACATAACTTACCCGTACTTTCTGCGATTAGCTTTAAGTTTAAATTCAAAGGTTTCGTCTTCTGGTTTATCCCGGAGTATCTCTTTTGTTTGGAAGCGAGAGCTACACGCCGGGCATGAGTAGAGCCGTAGCATCTTATCTTTGCGCCGTGACTTGTTTAGCACCACGGTTTTTGTGTTGCTACATTCTGGACAGTTCATCACGCAAACTTTTATATATTTTGTAAACCATTTGGTTTTGGCTGCACAGTTTGTTAAATCGGTTAATGCCGTGAAGTATTGTCGTGTGGTCACGGTTTAGCTGGCGACCTATCTCTGGCAAGCCATGACCCGTTAGCTCGTAGGCTAGAGTGTACAACATTTGACGCCAAGGAATGATAACACCTTGCCGGGATTTACCAATTAAAACTTCAGGCTCTATGTTACTATGGCGTGCGATGGTAAGTTGTATTTTTTCGATTGATACAAACTCGGTGAGACTTCTATAATTTTTGTTCCCAAGTGTATCGCTTCCACCAGTTTCTTCTTCAGTCTGTACACTGGCGTTTTGAACCCCTTTACGTCCTCGACTACCGTGCAACCGAGTTGACCCTGTGGCCCTATCTCTTTTGTGTCCATGTATTGAAAGTCTGCTAGATACTTGCATATTAGTTTCCCATTTATTTCGCAGCGAAAAGCTGGCTGCAATCTCAAGTCTTTTATTTCTCCGGCCTCAAGCCTTGGCTTTATTCCAAACCAGTAGTGTTTAGCTTCAGCCATACTATCAAAGGTATAACCGTCTAATTCTACCTTTTTTGCTTTGTACTTTTGCATAAAAATTACCTGTACAAAAAAAATGTTACGTTTACCACTTGTACAAAGGATATACACACGTTATATGTATTGTATAGGTAGACGATGTATAAACGAAAGGTAACCAGATTATGAAAGACTTAGAATACAAGCCAACTTACATTGTTGAGCGTGTGGACGGTGAAATACCTCACATTAGAAAAATATACACCTCACTAGCTTGGGCTAAAAAAGCTTTGTTCAAGCACATGATTGATAACCAAGAACAGGGCTGGGTCGTTTTATTTGAAAACCTTGGCTACCAAAGTGTCATCGGTTTGGTGCGACAAGAGCATGGTGGACTAGTTGAAATAGAAACGTTTGATGATGATGGGGAACTGCTGTCACCCATCATGACAATGCGCCTAAAAAGGGAAGTTGACGCATTGAACAAAGCTTATGAGGAAAGGAAGGTAAATGACATTAGTTCAAACCAGACCTGACCACGGTACGCCACACACAGGCAAGTATGCTTGTTACGTTCGGGTCAGTACAGATAAGCAAGATGTTAAAAACCAGATGTATGGCATTAAAGCTTTTTTAAATGGCGGTGAGCATACGATAAAGTGGTTTAAAGAGGAGGGCGTCAGTGCCGCAAGCGATTGGCACAGCCGTAAAGAACTGCACAAGTGCTTTGATTATTGCCGCAAGACCGGGGCAACAATGGTTGTGTACTCACTCAGCCGTATGTCTCGACGTACTTGGGAAACGCTACGTTTTTTTGACCAAGAGGTAAGCACTGGCAAAATCAAGCTTGTTGTCGTGGATAATCCAAATATGGACCACAAGACTATTGGCTTGCTTGCCGGGGTCTATGAAATGGAACGGCAAATGATACGGGATAGAACCATTGCATCTATGAAACGTATCAAAGCCGAGATTAAAGAGAAGGGCAGTTATACTAGCAAGTCGGGTAGGGTCATTACTAAAATGGGCAACCCGGTTGCCGTTGAAGAAGCGGCGCGTAAGGGCAGGGAACTACAAGCCAAACTCGCAGACGATAGAGCTTCAGATGTATGGCCTATGATATCCAATATGTTGGAACAGGGTCACAGCTTACGAGAGATAGCAAGGCAACTCAATCGGATGGAAGTACCTACACCATCCAAACGGCGCAATCCAGATTTATCAAAGAATACAGAGTGGTATGCGTCGAGTGTAAGTAATTACATTAAGAGAATGAAAGGAGCAAGCCAATGAGCGAAGGAAAAATTGTAACCATTGTAAATGACAAAAATCAAACAAAAAGTATGGAAGACACTCTTAAAGTAATGAAAAGGGAGTGGACAAGAAAAAATCTGGCTGTTGAAATTGCCACCATGCAAGGTCAGAGATTTGTTGGAGGTATTCAAGAAAGAAAACTAAAAAACTATGCTACTTCAACAACAAATCGTCGTGGATTTTTGCAACTAATTATTCAGGCAACATATGATGAATTACCAATACTTGCTAATCAACTTGGCAAGCAACTTGACATTTCCAGACCAGCTTTAAACACAATGATAAATGAATGTTTAGAAGAAAATTGGATATATTTAGTAGAAGATAGTTTTTCTATAAAAGAAAAAAAGAAACAAAGAAAAATGTTTTACGCATCTGATTTCGTTATCAAATCATATGAAAGATACACTGAATGGGTTTATCAAATTTTAACAAAAACTGGTATCCGCTCTATAACTATAAGCATTGATGAACTTGAAAGAATGCTTCAACATCAAACCTGATAAAAATGGTAAGTTACTTTGCAAAAAATGGTAAACCACTTGGTATTTTATTTATGAACGCTCGTGATACATATAAGAGTAGGAGAGTAAACGATGAGTAAACGCACGTTGTACCCGACCTACAGTAAGAAGGGATATAATTATACTTTGTATAACATCCGTAAGGGCGTCATGCGGTTTAAGCGTAGGCTCGATATACAGATGTGGCACGTTGACCATCTCAATAAGAGTATCGAAGAACTCTCTGCTTTGGTCGATGAGCTTAAAAGAATCAAGAACTCTAACACGCTTAGAAATTCTGATAAGTGCTTGTACGCTCAGATGACCATAACAACTGCGAACGCACGATTTGCAGCCATGACCCCACAAGACCCCAGAACACGGGGCGCTGAAATGGGTGGATATGGACACGGTCACGGGTATGTAAATACCAATGGCTTCAAAGAAATTGCAGAACGTGAAGACCTGTTGGAAGGACCGAAACCCGTAGAATTTGACCCTAAAGGTTAGGTTTTACATTTGTAAAAAACCCTTTGTGAGTTATACACTGGGTATGCGAGGAGTAGAAAATGAATAAAACATGGAACTTTATGCGGGAAGGTGTAAATCGGATACGCATAATATATATTATATTAGTGCAAACAGCCCAAACAGGTTTACAGCATAGACAGGTGAGGCTGTACAGTACAGTCTGTACAGAAGCAATACTGTTGGTACTGCTTGTATTCTGTGCATACTTGTTTTTAGTATTTGGTTGCGCCCTTGACGACTATTGTGCAGCGGCTCAAGGGTACTGAGCCATGCCAAAACTTACGAGAACAGGCTACGAGATTGGTAGCTCGGAAGCTGGTGCTATTGTATTACATAAGACTAGCTTTCAAACACGGCATGAAGTTTTACAAAAACATAAACTTGCAAGGGCTGGGGTTGAGTCCATTGATGAGGTACGCAACGAGCGTGCTTTGCGTCGTGGCACTCATCTTGAACCGAGCGTTGCGAGTTGGGCTAATGAAGAAATAGAACGCTTGTCTGGCGGTGATGCCATTATGTTTGAACCCGACAAAGCTTACAGAAAAGAAGGGTTCAGGATAGCTTCAAGCATTGATAGAATTATTGAAATTACCGAACCTCTCAAACTTGAAAAGCATGATGGTGGTGAAGTCACGTTTATGGGTCAGGGCATTGTTGAGATAAAGACTGACTTCTATCACAACGACAAGCCTAAA